TCACGCACGACGCCTACGGCAACAGGACAGTGAGCACGATACCGTAACGACAGGCTAGAGGCTTCGGACTTCAGTCCCGATGTACATCGGGATGAAGCCTGAGGCCTGAAGCCTGAGGTCTGACAATGTCCGAGATAGCAGACATCGCGCAGGCAGTTGTGGACGCCTTGAACGCTCATGTGTTCAGCGTGTCCTTCACGGCCCAGCGCGACTACACGCCTACCTTCGAGCTGAAGGACATGCGTGACCTGCACGTCACGGTTGTGGCGCGCGGCGTCGAGATGGCCACGGCCAGCCGCGCCTACGCGCAGAACGATTGGCAAGTGGATGTGGCGGTACAGAAGAAGATAGCCAGTCCCGATGCGTCGGGACAGATCGACGCCCTGATGGCTCTGGTGCAGGACATCGCCGAGCACCTGCGGGCGGTGGGCACGTTCGGGCCGGGGCAGTGGCTGCGGGCCGAGAACATCCCGATTTATTCACCCGAGCACCTGAACGACATGCGGCAGTTTACCAGCGTGCTGACGCTGACGCTGCGGACGGTAAAGGCATGTTCAAGATTGTGACAACCAAGCTCTTCTTCGACGGCAAGGCCGTGATCGGCGCGGTCGACAAGGCCACGCGCAAGGTCTTCATGCGCTTCGGCGCCTTCGTCCGCCGCGGCGCCAAGAGCAGCATCCGCAAGCGCAAGCGAATCAGTGACCCCGGCAGCCCGCCGTCGAGCCACGTCGGCACGCTCAAGCGGCTGATCTACTTCGGATACGATCCCGTCCAGAAGAGCGTCGTGATCGGGCCGGAGATGTTCCGGGGCCAGGCGAATGCGCCGCTGCTGGAGTATGGCGGCAGGACGCGGCTTCGGCGCAGGGCCAGGCGCGGGCGCATCCCGATGAGATCGGGAGCGGTAATAGCAACCTACAAGGCGCGGCCTTTCATGGGGCCGGCCTTCGAGAGAGAGAAACCGAAACTGCCGGCCATGTGGGCGGGCAGTGTGAAGTGAAAAAGTAGACAACCTTCAAGACGCGACGCCTCGGCTGATCCCCGAGACGTTGCGAACGAAACAAGGGCTTCGTGGAGCCGTGACTCCGCGAGGCCTTTTCTTTTGGCCTCGCGCGACGAGGAGACAGAGACATGGCAGCTTACGTGATGGGCATGAACGCCAAGTTGTACTACGGCGCCGCTGCGGCGGCACTTGGCGCGATGACGGAACTGAGCAACGTGAAAGACCTCACCGTGACGCTCGACGCCGGAGAGGCCGACATCACCACGCGGGCGAACTCGGGCTGGCGGGCCACCGCAGCCACGCTGCGCGAGGCGACGGTGACCTGGGATATGGTCTGGGCCTCAACCGGCGTCGGCGCGACCGGCTTTGCGGCGATCAAGACGGCGTATCTGGCCGGAACCACGCTGGAGTTGGCCGTTCTGGACGGCAGCAGCATCGTCGCCGGGAACCAGGGCCTCAAGGGCGCTTTCAGCTTCACCTCGTTCTCCGAAAGCCAGCCGCTTGAGGAAGGCATCACCGTATCCGTGACGGCGAAGCTCACCACGTTCTCGGAATGGGTGTCGGTCTAATGCCGATCCCGATATGCATCGGGGCCGGGAAAGGAGTTTTGACATGGCAGACATAATTGTTGTTCCCGCTGACGTGCTGGTCTACGACGGTGCCGCATCGAATGTCGGGATCGCGGGCGAGGCGATTACCGCGGGGGAGACGCTCTTCCTGCATACCGACGGCGCGCTCTACCTGGCGCTGTGCGACACGGCGCTTCACGCCGCGGCCAAGGGCGTTGCGCTGAACAACGCCGACCCCGACCAGCCTGTCAGCTACGTCACCGGCGGCGGACTGAACCCCGGCGTGGCGGTGGTTGTCGGCACCGTCTACGGCGTCACCGACACCGCCGGCGGGATCAGCGGCATCGTTGACCGTGGCGCCACTGATTACATGACGGTCCTCGGAGTGGCGACAACCACCTCTCGGATCGAACTGCGCATCTGGGCCAGCGGCTACAAGCTGGCGTAACTGAGGAGTATTCAACATGGCTGACCTTGTGGTTGTAGTAGAGGACGTGCTCGCCTCAACGGGCGCGGCAACCGATACGGGCGTCGCCGGCCAGGACCTTCTTTCCGGCCAGGCCGTCTATCTGGACTCGGCGACCGGCACGATCAAGAAGGCGGTAGACACGAGCGCGGCGGCTGCCGCAGCCATCGGCATCACGCTGCACGCGGCCTACGCCGATCAGCCGATCGCGTACATCAAGGCGGGCGGGATAACGCTGGGCTGCGCCACGGCCGTCGGCGCGGTCTACGGCGTCACCGACACGGCGGGGGGCATCAGCCTGATCTCAGAGCGTGCAGCCGGTGACTACATTACCATCCTCGGCATCGGCAGCAGCATCACCGAGATCGTGCTGCGGATCAACGCGAGCGGCGTGGCGATAGCGTAAGGAAAGGCTACAGACTACAGGCTGTCCCGATGTACATCGGGAAGGTCTGAAGCCCGGAGCGAAGCGACATGAGAGAGTTTCAGGACACCGCGGGCCGGATCTGGCGCATCGCGCTCAATCTCGGCACGGCCTTGGCCGTCAAGCAGAAGCTCGGCGTGGACCTGCTCCAGCCGGAGCAGGGCGACCCGCCGCTGCTGACTCGCCTGGCGACGGACGAGATGCTGCTGGGCGAGGTTCTCTGCGCGCTGCTCGGCGACCAGTTCGACAAGAACAACGTCACCGACGCCGATGTCCGCGCCGCCTTTGACGGCGCGACGCTGCTGCTGGCGCAGTCGGCCTTCTACGAGGAGCTGGTGGATTTTTTCCGCCAGCGGGGGCGGGCGGACAGGGCTCGGGCGGTAGAGACTCAGCAGAAGATCATCCTGGCGGCGATCGACGCGGCGACAAAGCGGATCGACGGCCTGGACCTGCCCTCGCTGATCGATGGCGTGATGTCTGGTTCATCGCCGGACGTGTCGGTATCGACCCTCGGCGTCTGACGCTGCGCGAGCTGCTGTGGATGGGCGAGGGCCGCGAGCGTGCCGAGTGGTCGCGGTTGAGCGTGCTGCTGTGCCTGCTGGCGAACATCAACCGCGACCCGAAGAAGTCTCGGGCGCTGAAGCCGAGCGACTTCGACCCGTATGTGAAGCTGGACGCGGGCCAGGGCGGGCCGGTGCTGATAACGAAAGAGAACATCGGCGTGCTGAAAGAGGCTATGACAGGCAGGAAATAACTGATGCCGGTCAACAAGAGATATGCGGAGAAGGCGGCACAATGCAGGTTCAGCATCGTGGATGCCTTCACGCTGGAGGACGGGACGATCATGCCGCTGTACGCCTGCACGCATGAGAGTGTGGCGCACCTGTCGCAGAAGTCGCTCGTCGTCTGCGGCGCGAATGACTGCTGCTGCTTCAAGGCACTGCCGCGAAGGAGATTGAAATGAAACGAAGAATCTTGGCACTAGCGATCGTATGCGCCGCTGCGCTGCTCGCCCTGTCGATGTGCATCTCCTGCGGGCGGTTCAACCTGGCGGGCCATCCGTCCACGCGGCCATCGAGCGCGGCGCGCACGACCACCGAGATCGTCAAGGCGGTGGATGAAACGCTGCCGGATATGGCGAAACTGATTGGCACCATCCTGGGCCTGCCGGTTCTGGTCGGGGCCGGCGCGGTCTGGGGCAGGGCCAAGCCCGCCAGGCGCTTCGCCAACCTCGTTGAGGCGGTGCAAGGCGGGCGCGAGCAGTTAAAGGCCACAAAGGGCAATAGCTTGGCCGCGTTCGATACCAAACTCAGGAAGCTCAGCAGGCTGGACACGGCCCTGGCAGTCAAGGCCGTCAAGCGCCGCAAGAAGATCAAGAGCGTGACAGAGCCTGAAGGAGCATGATGATGGCGATGATCGGACAGGCGATAAAGTTGTACTTCGACGAGCTGGGCAACCTCGTCGTGACCGACAAGCCGCGCGAAGGCCTGCGCGAGTTCAGCTCAAGCAGCGATTTTACCATCGATGCGCCGCTTGACGGTGTGGTCGAGGCGAGAGTGCGGATGGCGATTGGCGCCGTCGATCTGACCATCCCGCCGGAGCAGGTGAAGATCATGCTGGACAGCGAGGAGGTCGATCACGACATGCTGCTTA